TAAAGTTTTAGCTTGTCCAGCATGTAATTTAGATGCTTTTTTTAAACCCTTAATTACTTTTTTAATTTTCTTTATTTTTTGTTTTCCCATTATACTCTACCTCCAAATGCCATTCGTTTTCTTTTTGCAAATGTTGAAACGTTAGTTGGTTTTCCGCCAGGATTACCTGCTGCCCGTTTTCGTTTGACAGCACTCGCCTTTTGTCCACTTGTCATCCGTGTGGCTTTTGCAAGTGGGACGCATTTCGGATATTTTCGTTTGCTTCCTTTCGATCTCCCGCAAGGTTGATACTTGCCGTCCTTCTTCGGTGCTCCGATATCTACCCATTTCTCTTTCACCCATGCTCTTAAGCCTTTCTCGGCCATTAGACAATATCCACCATCCTTGTCACATCTTCGACAACGATTCCACCATTAGCTTTCTTAGTTCTTTTCTTTTTACCCCCTGGTGTAACTTTACCTGAACATACGGCTGAACCGTACATGTTCGCGTACGCCGAAGGGTATACTTTAAATTTTCTCTTAGCGGCTGCTTTGCCTTTTGCACAAAGTTTTGCCATAATTTACCTCTTAGTTTTCGTTAATTACTAATTTGCAATCAAGACAATACTTTACTTTTTTAGAGATATTATTTGTATGAGCGCAAATAACTTTAGTACCAAAAATTTTTTGTAATAATCTTTTAATCATTATTTATTAATTTTCCCAGATTTTTTAGATTTAGAACCAAACTTACCATAAGATTCATTAGCAGAATCTTTTAACTGTTTTGCAGTTCTTTTCTTCTTAACTCTCATAGCAATAGATTCATCTTTTCTATCTTTAAAACCTTGTTTCTTTTTAGGAATAACTCCTTTAGCCATTAAGATATCTTTTTTCGTAATTTTACCATCACCTGAGTGATCTGGAAATTTACTTTTCTTTTTTTTCTTTACAGGTCCGCCTTTTGCGTACATAGCGCCACCGGCCATTCCCATATCAGAAGGGTAGTAACCAGACTGCATATCTTTTCTCATCATGCCGCCACCCATTTTTTTTGCTCTTCCGCCATTCATTAACTTTTGTCTGTTCGGATTTGTTTGATTATTATAGTTTCTATTTGACATATTATTTTTTCCCCTTCATGGCTCTTCCGAAACCACGTTTAGCTTTTCCGCAGCCTACACGACCGCCTTTTTTAAAATAACTTAAACCATCATTACCTGGTGAATAAGTAACAGGTCCTCTAGGTGTTCTTAATTGAGGTGGTAACATTCCTCTCTCCATCTCTTTAGCTGCTTTATAAGTTCCAAATCTTCCTCCAGTCATAGGAGTAGCATCTTTACCTGAACGAAGATATCCATCTTCACCTTTAAAAACAGATTTTGTATTTCCTACACCAGTGTTTCCATCTTTAATTGTGTAGACTTCATTTGTATTTTTTTTAATTCTTTTTGATAATGCATTTTTTTTAGGTCTAGCAGGCATGCTATCCATAATTGTAGTTTTTGTAGAAACAGGAGTAGAAACAACTTTTTCTTTAAACTCCATCATATCAGAACCGCTGTCATCTTTTTGAGATTGAACTCCAGCATCAATAGCCGCGTTTCTTTTATTTCTTGCAGCTAATCCTAATCCACCTAATAGAAGTGCTCCTAAAATTTTTTTATTTCGTCTTCTAGATTTTTTGCTCATTATTTTTTACCACCGTTTTTAAATATTTGTGTACCCTTTATACCATAAATGCTCGCCACGACAAGGATCCAAAGATTTGTGAACCATGAAGGGAGCGACTGGAAATGCTCAAAGAAGACTTTTATCTTGTCCATAGCCTGTACGTCATCTGAAAAAACTCCATATGCGAGCACCAAGATGGGCAACGTGAGAATTACGAGAACCGCCTCGTCCTTATAATCTGATTGTCTCGCTTCTAAAAGTTTTCCCTGGTAAGCTTCCTCTCCAGAGGCCATACGAGATGCATGCATAAGCTGTGCATCTGACATAGCTATCTTCGTTTTCTGCTTGTTAGCATAAATTTTACTTCCAGCAGAAACGGCTAATTTAATTGCCGATAACCACATGTTAGTACCAAGTAGCCTTTACAGGTTTCTTATCTGCTCTCAAAGCTTTAGTGCCTTTAACTTCAACAGTTTGTGATTCAAATGGATTAGTAGTTTCTACAACTACACCACCTTGTTTCATACCATCTTTGTCTGCACCTAACTCAGGAGTAACGTTTTGGTTTTTATTTTTTTTCATATGTTATCCTTATACTATCTTTTAGGACCTTTCAAGATCCTAACATCTGTTTGTTTCATCATGTCATTGACCATTTTTGCGTCAATTCCCATCTGTGTTTTCTCTAATGATGTGTCTGCTCTAAGCTCTGCAAGCTCTTCATTTTGATCCATTTTTTCGTCAAATTGCTGCTGACCCATTAATTGTTTAGATTTTTCCATATTAATCTTTTCTTCTTCTTGTTCACGTTTTGCAGAATCATCCATAGCCCGTAAATCAAGTTCTCTTGCTTTTAATTTAGCAATTGGGTCTCCACCATACTCACCCATAATTTTATTTTCTTCATCTTTAAATTCTCCAGTCATTTCTGCAATTAATTTTGCTTTTCTAGACTCTAAATTCATCGACATTTGCATAATCTGTTGTTGATACTGCGGATCTTGTTGTAACATTGGATTTTGTTGCGCCATTTGTTGCATTTGCATCAATTGTGCAATTTCATCTCTAAATTCTACCTCTAATTGCTCTTGTGCCATCAAAGAAATGTGTTCAAATATGTTTTTTTCTAATGCACCCATCACAGCTGGACTATTTCTAGCAATATTAGTTGCCATAAAGTTTAAATGGGTCGTAATATGCGCTTGATGGTCCTGTCCTTTAAAAGCTTGGAAAGGTTTTCCACTCATTGCAAGAATATTTTCAGTTGCAGGGTCCATTGGAGTAGGTTGTTGCGGTGGTGGTAAAATTTTATCGATATTTTTTACACCAATCGCTGTGTACATAGCATGAAATGCTTCATACAAGTTATGCATTTGAGGATTTGACTGTGCAAGTTGTAATTCTGTTTGTGCTAAACTAATTCTTTGTGATTGAGAAAAAATATTTGGGTCTGCAACAGGTATAATATCTACTTTGTCATCAAAATCTGCAACTTTAATATTTCTTTGTCCACCGACTACGTCGTATGGATACTCTTGAGGTAGATAAGTTTTATAAACACCTGCTAATAATTTAAATTCATTTTTCATCGCCACATACAATCTTTTATGTATGGCTGACATGACTCTGGAACCACGTTCTAAGAGAGCAATAGTCGTACCAACAGCTGCTTGTTGGTTGCCGTCACCGACCTGCATGTCAGCTATGGCGGCAAATCGTTGCCCTGCCGATACCACAATACCCATCAACTGTAATAAAGTTGGTGATGGTTCTTTAAAAGGTAATGGCATAAATGCATCTTTGATACTTCCTCCAGGTGCATCTACATCTCTGAATTCTCCAGGTTGAATTGCTTGTGCTTCGTCTCTTACTCGTATTCCTCTTTGTTTAAATCCTGCCGGTAAATTACTTAACGTACCTGCATCTAGTAGTTGTCTTAACGCAGTAGTTGCCGTTCTCGACAAACCACCGATCATGTGTATTAATCCAAAACCATAAAAACCCATTCCCGGTAAAAATTTAAAATGAACAAAATAATCTATTTTATTTTTTTGTGGGTCTTCTGCTTGGAAATTTCTTCTAATAGATAATACTTCTCTACTACCCATTTCAAGAGTTACAATATATGGAAGTTTAATTCCTGTTGGTTCCCCTTGTGAATCTTTATCTTCAAAACCTTCTAAATCTAAATCAGTGTGTATTTCTAAAATAGTAAAGATATCTTCGTCTTGTGTTTTCTTAACACCTTCCAACTCTCTTTCTTTTTTCTGTACTTCTGTTTCTTCATTGTAACCAGGAGTTAATTCTACATCTTTATAAAAACCTGATACCTGCTTTTTTCTAACTTCGTTCTCAGACATTTTAATCATATGAATTACAGACTCAGCATCCTCTAAAGAAGTCGCAGTGTATGGAACAACTAAATCATCAGCCGGTACAAATTTTGAGACGGCTCTGCCAAGAATTTCATCGTAATAAACTTTCTTGAACGCAGAGCCGGCAAGAGGGAGATAAAAAAGCATTTGATCGAACTCGGGTTCATACTCCTTCATCACATCCATGAGTTGATAGTTCATGAATTCTTTAACTCTGTTTGATTGTTCTTCTCTAGCTCTGTCTGCAAGTCCAATTATTCTTGTGTGTACTGGACCATTAGCCGGTAATAATTCTTTGTAAGCTTGTGCTTGAAATTGTGTAACTGCTTCTGCAAGAACAGGATGTGTTGCACCACTTGCTCCTTGGAAAGGTTGTGTTGGGTTTTCGTATTTAAATCCTAAAAGGTCTAATCCTTTTGTATAACTATCTTCCCAGTCTTTTCTAGATGATTTGTATTGATTATAATTTTCTACAAGTTCAGAACCTAGTTTACCTAAAACCTCGTCCGGCAATAGTTCTGCTAAGTTGTCAAAATGAGATTCGCCACCACCAGCATTAACTGCTTCTGGATCAAAATTAATTGTTGCGCCACCATCTTCGTCTTGAGTTACTTCAATATCTTCTGGACCAACTTGTTCTTCAAGTGTCTGTTGTTCTGCTACAGCGATTTCCTCTTCGCTAGGTATTTTAATTTCAGTCTCTACGTTTGGTAGGGCTTTGTCTATATCTGCCATTTATATTCTCCGAGTTCTTTATTGTTGTAGCTTGTTTTAACGGAACATTCAACCCTTGTGAGTCAGGTCCCTT